GATACCAGAATAACCCATTACTTTACGACCGTCAGGGAATGTGATGACCTCATCTGCGGTAACACCACCCAGAGCGCGAAGCAGAACGCGGTAACTACGTAGGGTACGTGCGGGCATCATCATCCAATCCACGGTACCATCTTTAGCTTTGACCAGATCAAGCAGTTCGTCCAAAAGGGCGAAGGATAGTGCTTGGGAAGTAGTGCCACCAGTAGCAGTAGTATATTGGCTAGAATCGCACAGACTGTGTAGAGAATTCATCTGAGGAGAGGTGCCGGTACCAGTCGCCATACCAGTTTGAAACAGACGCGCAATAGACTTAGCCTTGCTAGAAATTTCAATAGCAAGTTGGTCAACCCCTGCACCTGTGCTTTGCAGAGCCAAAAGAGCATCCAACTCTACGTCACCAATCAAACGAGTGGCACTGTAAGAGGTTTGGGTGAATGTGGCGGCAGCTTTAGCACTGATAGTGGTATCAACTGCAAGAACCTCGGAATTTCCAAGGGTGACTTCGCGGTTTACCAAAATCGCTTGGCCGTCATAACCCATGAAAGGTAGCAGGTTGTAAATAGGGTTAACAGAAATAATATCTTCAACGACACCAGACACGATCTCGTTGTTGATAAACAGTTTAGCCTGAGCTAGAGTTTGTGAAGCCATATTGAATCTCCTTAATAGAAAGTTGAGTTACGCTTAGTTGGTGTGGGCCTAACCCAACCTCCTATGTCCTACATTACTGCTTATACGCCGATGCCCTGTTTTCGCAAACCTTCTGCAATCTTCTGGGTTGAGGTCATATTTGTTGTATCACGCGAACCACCGCGACCTTGTTGTGCTCCAGCGCCCTTGGAGGGTTTGCGTAGATACGGTTTACGTTCAGCAAGACCTTCAAGCCACTCAGACGCGCTAATAGGGGTCTTGCCATCCTTACCAAAAATTAAACTACCGTGAGCATCACGAGGTACCGCCTTGCCGTGTTCGTCCATAATAAACGTCCTACGGGCATGTAACAGTACATCCTCAAGTGCTGCCGGTTCGTAATCAAGTCCGATATATGCTTCACGAACTTGACCATCAATCACCAATTCTGCCAACCTATCTTCTTTAGCCTTCAAAATCTGTTCATATTCTGACAGTTTTGAATCTCGTGCAGCAAGATTTGCATCAAAATCACGTTTCATTGCCTCAACACGTCTTGACACAACTTCTTCCGTCTTACCTTCGGCCAACAGGCGCATTTCTTCATTTTCCATCATTTGCTTCTGAAGGTTCTTTAGTTGATCAACATCCAAACCATCAAACTGCTTCATCTTTTCTTGCGCTTCTTTAAGTTTGCCAATTACTTCGGCATTCTTGTTCTTCAATCCTGCAACTTCGGCATCAATCTTAGATTGAATTGCCTTTTGAATTTCTGGACTGTTTAGATCAATTCCAGAACCGCCTGCACCACCTTCACTACCATCACCTGCTTCGTTACGATACTTTTGGGCCTGACCCATTTTACGAATAAACATTAACGTCTCCTAAAGACTTGATTTAAAAAGATACTACTATTTCAGGCTTCTACCATAAGAATTTTTGTTTGTCAAGTGTTTTGGTTGTCTTTATCGTCTTCTATTTGTGTTGTTGGCTGCATAACAACTTTAACAGGTGCTTCTGGATTGTCTTTGATGCGCTCTTTCTCAGCAGCAGCGTCTACACCTGAGTCAGTCATACCAGCTTCTTCTAGTGCTGAATAGAACGATTCAAAACTAAGTTTACCAGCATTGACAGCGTTCAGAAGCGCGGACACCATGTTGGCATCCAAAGTAGACGACACCAATTCGCGGTTAAGTTTCACTTTAACTTGTGTTGTATCGAGACCCTCCCAATCTGCTGCCCATCCTAAGCAATTTTCAAGGGCCGCTTCAACTGATGCTATAATACTACCAAGAACCGCTGTAGCAACCGCCTCACGAGTCCTAGCCCCTTCGGCTGTCTCGATAAGTGTTTTCGCACCCGTAGCCTCAACCATACGAGCACCTAACGCACCTAACATCCCCTCAAGTTTTACAAGGCCATCCTCAACAGATTTGATTCCTTGTCCAGTAAACTCAAGGAATCCTACTTTACTACCCACATCGGGTAGAATAATGGCAGAATCTGCACCAAGGTTTAGTTGGAAGTTATCTGGTGGTGTTAGACCAATAATGTATGGGGTTGGTGTGCAGATTGTGTGCAAAGCGTTAGCGTGATCAGCGCTTAACTGATAATGCTTCTCAAGTACATGTACCATGTCAAGCACAGGAGGTTTGTCTATTTCAAAATCAAGACCTGTTGGCGATACTACGCAAAATGGTATATACTGGATTGGCTTACCGTTTTTTGTAGGTTGGATGGTTGAAACAACCACAAAGTCTTTGGACTTATCTTTAGGCATCCAGATGTTGACAATATAATTACCATCGGCATCAAAAGTAAGTTCCCTATAACCCTCAACACTTTTCGAAGAAAACTTATCTTTTGGGTCAGGAACTGAAACCTCGTTTTCTAGTACAATAAACTCATTTCCAGGTGTCTGGTCCCAGTTAAGAATATCATCAGCATCAAATAATGTGAGATATGGCATCCCACCTTCCTCTGGGCGGTCAACAAGTAGACCCGCACGCCCTGTTTTCATCAACTCAATTGACAGAGTAATAGCCAACTCTACCAAAGACATACCAGTACCTGTTGCGTCTTTGCGAAGATACTCAAGTTTTTCTGGAAGTAGAATTGCTGGTGGCTTACGATATACTGCACCTACTAAAGCATAACAAGTACGCGAGATGGCGCTATAGAATACCGCACGCTTTTTAAACGCTTCGTACTTAGCGTTGGTTTGTCCAGACAATTTTGGAAGGTATTTGGTACCTGCATTTTTAACAGCAATCTCACCCTCAAAGAAATCTTCAACCATCTTCCAAATGGGTAGATATTCTTTTACATCTTCGTGGATTGTGTTAATTGGCATAGCGTAAGTCTCCTAAGATACCTACGCTTCTAGCACCAATTTAGAGAATTGTCAAGTGGTTATAGGCCGGTTACAGGAACAACGTGAAGTTTGTTGCTCTTCATGTTTAACCCGTAACGTATCGCGTCCGGCATGTGATCCTCAACGCCAGTGCTTATACAGTCATCAGGCTTGTTCGGGTCTGGTGGTAGTGAAGGTATCGTCCTGATTGCGTGAACACAGTCTTCACCAAATACTAACGCTGGTTGCTCAACAACGTCTTTATGAGCTTCGAGCATCAGACTAGCCATGCGTGACCACCCTGTACCACGGCTAGTTGGTGATTTCCAAGGTACGCTAAACCGCACACCATATTTAGCCATTTCGTCACCCCTAGAGTGCTCCCCAGTTTTACGGTCGAACACGTCACCTGGACCGATGTTTACTTTACCTTTAAGGCCCCAAAGTTCTTCTTTTTCTAATATACCATAAGCTAACTCTTGTTCCGACAAACGTAAACCTTCTTCGGTTTTGTCGTGTTTACATACGTACCATTCGCGTATCACAAACTTTGACCCTCTTGGGAAGAATTTTTTGTCCCCAAAAGTCATTTCAAATTCACGACCTTCATTCAGCGTACCAATCCATGCACAAGCTGCTGGTGCTGAAAAACCATAGTCGAATGCCCTAATTATGTAAAAGTCATCAAAGGCTTCTTTAGGTATAGTTTTACACACGTTCTTGCTTCGATTAAAGGCATAACCCATCAGCGTAGAAGAACTTGCATCCCAATCACCTTCAAGCATTTGTCTGATCTTTACAGGGTCTCCAAGCGCCAGTATTGAACTCCTGTATGTAGCCTCCATGTGTGGGTTATCTTGTAATCTTGCTGGTATGAATAAAGACTTAGCCTCACCAAACTCAACCGCTGATGTAAATTCTTCCCCCCAAGGTGCAGCATCAACAAACCAACGCTTTAACATATCAGCAGATGGTCCGCCTGGGTTACTAGCTAACAGCAGAAATGGAAATTTATGTAGTAAATGCGGCGGGATGTGTTCCTTCATAGAGCCTACGCGAGTTCTATTAATAATGAACCGAATAAGTTCTGGGTGCATTTGCGATGCTTCATCTATTGCAGCAGCGGCGATTTCAACACCCAAGATGTCATTAGCATCATTTATGTGAGACATATGGCGCATACGAATTTGTGAGTTGTTCTGTACAAACTTAATAATCATCTCGTTGTAGTTGATTTTTACAGAACCGTTTTTTATACCTTCTTCAAGAAGAATTGGGAAGCTATAACCACCTTCCATATAGTTAGAGCGTAATTGAGGTGCGGAGTTACGAAAAATGAAAAATGTCAAGTTTGGGATTGACAAACAATACTGAATTGCAGCACACTTTATAGTAACCGACTTGCCGCCTCCGGCGGCCCCTCCAATAAATATGTGCCTCGCAGCCGAAGTGAACACTAACGACTGTTTTGGTGTCAGCGTAATTTGCACTTACTCATCCCCACTCTGCTCATTCAAAAGATCACAAAGCAAACTTCGACAATACAAAGACCCTTTCAAGGCGGTCATAGAAATTTCTGAATTATTACCTTCCGACTCACACAAAAAATCATGCAGTTGATCAAAAAACAATTCGAGTTTCTGTATTTGCTGAGGTAGTGGGTGCATAAACTTTCCTTATTCTTGAAAGATTCTCAAGTATTCAGGAAAATTTATTGGTTGTCAAGTGGTTGCTCTCCTAAGTTTACCAGCTTCTATGATTTGTTCGATTGTTCGTGAACATCCCAGACAGTATTTACCATCTGGGCTTAGTTTGCAGGTTTTGTTACAGGGTGTCATTAAACAAATAACCACTTAAAACCGTATGCCGTATTTACTTTCCCAGAAGAGCAACGAGTGATTGCAGCCTTATCCGCTTTCTGGAACCCTATAGTTTTTAGGTATCTCACAGCATCGTTTATAGAGTCATAAACTATCATAGTCTCAAGGCACATAACTTTTTTAGCGCAACTCCTTATTATCGCGGCCTTACATTTTTCGCGATTTTTAGTTGAATTTAAACCTGTTTTAGCCCACTCCTTGCGTCTTTCTAAATACTCAACATTGTTTTCTCGAACATTAGTTATACCGGTACGAACTTTAGCAAGATACTCTTCATCTTTATTATTTTGTGACATCCTGATTGAGTTTATAGCTTTAGTTTTTGCTACAACATCAGGATCATCTAGCATTGATGTTGAGGATACTGTACCGTTTAGTAAGTTTTCTCTACCATAAATAGACATGTGGTGGTCGATAAACTTTTGTTCTATTCTACGCAAATCTGCTTTTGGTGCTTTAAATGGAAATAATACTGACATACGCATTCCATCTGCGCCATACTTATTACAAATATTTTGTAGGTGGTTTCGGTGTACGCCGCGTTTTATCTCCTTTAGGTGTTGTCTGAATCTTTCTTTAAACTCCTGCGATGTACTACCAATATACTGCTTATGGGGAAATTTTGTGTGATATATAGCATATATTCCTGACATATCTACACCTCCTTAATAAGACATCCACAGTAACACAAAGTTCTGTGGATGTCAAGTGGTGATTAAATACTACAGGTTCCACCAGTACAAGCTAATTCCTGAGAACTTACTGTTTGGTCATCCATCTCTACAAAAGACTCCCAATCAATATTCTTAGGTGTTTTAGCATCCCACTCAAGGAACTCTTCTTCTGTAATTACTTGGAATGGTGCTTGACGGTAGGTGTGTTCTGAGAATGGTAGGAATGATACACCTGATACCTCATCGAAATTACTATATACCCAGTCACCAACAGCCATCCACTCGTGTTCTTTTACATAGATAGTAATTGATGGTTTGTGATGACACCAATGACGCTGGTACATCATCCAATGTTCTAACTGTTCTATGGCAGTCCTATCGTCTCTGAATACCGCGTCTTTCGGCCCTTTCACAGGGAATGAGAATACCGTTGTGCTGTCTGGTTTCATTACATCAGGTTCGCTATAGACACCTTGACTTTTCAAGAAATTTGTCAGCGGGTCTTTATTATCTTGTCGAACAGTACGAATGTAGTATTGAGAAAACCTTGGGTGTAGTCCACCAGTTCCTACGTTTGTTAGTTGTCCAACAGTGCCGCTGGGCTTGTTGCATGTGATCGCAACTGAACGATTTACCTCAAATTTATCCGCCCATTCGGAATTTACAGACACGCTAAATTCTCGCAATTCGTGAAGCCAAGTTTTTGCTTCCTCTGATACAGTATTAAGCACCTTATGATCCATAACACCTGTCATGGATACTCCAAGCAGACGTTCTTTCTCGCAGTTTTCCTTTATTTGAGGGTCAACGAAATCAAAATTGGTAAGTGTTGACTGAAACGTACCTAAAATTGTGCAAAGCTCTACCTTTTCCTTGAGTGTTTCGAACGTGTCTTCGGCGCGTACAACAACTTCCGTCAGGTTGCACATCTCGCCACTAGGAAGAAGTAAAATCTCCGAGCAGGGGTTGCATCCATAAGCAGCATCAGGGTCACGCTTACCCCATTTAGCGGCTTGTTTTTGCGCTGCAACACGACTAAAGATACCTCGTTCACCAGACTTAGACTTAACTAAAGATAGCCACTCCTCCATGAAAGTCTCCATGTCAGGCTTCTCTGTGTACACAGCACTATTATTAGCTAATGCTCGTTGTGGGTTATCTTCCCACCATGCTCCACTCTTAGCCTCCCGCATACGACGATCTGATAGGTTACTAAGGCTAATCAAAGCACTACGCCGAACACCTCCAACTACTACGACCTCTGCAATTTTACAGCACAGATCGTGAACTTCAATTGAGGTTAGTTTTCTACCGACAGAATTTTTGAATGTATCTATAGTGAAATCAAATAGTTCCTTGAGTGGTGCAGGACCGCTAGAACGACCACCAAATACTTTCAGTCTTTGTCCGGCAGGGCGCACTTTGCTATAGTCGATCTTAGGAATTTCACCGTTGTACAATGCGGAGATTAGTTTTTTGTATGCTGTTGACCAACCCTTTTTAGAATCTTGTACAACGATTGTATCGTCGGACTTTTCAACTTTATCAGCGACTGTAGGTAGTTTTACAATTTCTTGACGTTCGCAAGAGAATCCAGCACCTGTTCCATTGAGCAAAATATGTAGAATGTCGGCAAACCTGCGTTTTTTGTCAATGGCTGTATAAAAGCAATTGTAAGCCGAGATATTGTCGCGCTTGACAGCTTCTCCAGCAGTCATAAGCAATCGCATTGATGGCATGATCTTAAGTGTTAGGATACCATCTTTAATACGATCTTTCACATCATTCCACGCTTCCAGACCGTTATTGTGTTTCTCACCGATATGCTCTGTAGCAAAGTCTATATAACGAGTTACAGTTTCCTCCCAAGTCTCCCTTCGCTGCTTAGAATCAATATATCTTGCGTACCGGCTTTTGTGAATAAACTCTTGTAGTGCTGAGGGCAACTGATAACTCATCTCTTATCCTTATAAATAAATGCAACAGACACACCATGAATATGCTTGACTTCCCGAACAAACGTAGCCTTTTCTAGCATGATTGTGCTAGTTTCTGGCACGTAACGCCAATCAGGGTAGTTCCAAAGGTTGAGTGGAGGAAGCGAGAGGGAACTCCATGTAATCATGAATGTGTCTTGTGTTTAGGGTTGAACAGTGTATCAGAAATAGGGATTTTGTCAATCACCAGTGATGATAAACATTCACGATCAGTGCTATATCTGCTATTACGGCTAAGATGACTAATATGGTGTCTCTGGACAATTACATCTCCTCCAAATATTTCCTATACTGCTTCCAACCCCTAAAGTTGGCATAGAACTTATCTTCAGTCCTAGCTTGTGCTTGATGCTCGACTGGGCTAAGGTGTGGTGGTATAGCCTTGGTTAGCTTGTCGTGCAGGTCAATGTCCTTGTACGGTGTAGGATTACTCTGGTCATGGTTCAAATAGCTCACACGAGCACAACGAGCAGCAGAGAACTTTAGACAATCTTTAAGTGAATATTCGCTTTGTTCTGCATCACTTACATATGGGATGTGCCATTCACCGTCTTCGAGTTGTTTAGGTGTTGAAGCATTGTGTGCTGCTTTCATAGCCTGTGCTAATGCTTGGATTTCTGGCTGGGCGCCTGGATGATCTCGTAGGGCGTAGAAGTTGTCCCATTCTGTTGAGGTTACAACTACATGAATCCACTGGAATGGTTCCAGGATGCGATTGACAATTTGTTTATGGCACTCAAAAGATGCCAGTTGTTGGGCAAAATTTGCAGCAGTCTCAGACGCCTTAAGCCACACCGTATTCGCATCCTGCAATGCACCACCTATTAGTTCCTCCCTGGCCTGCATACCGGCCTGATTCTTACCCCAATGTATAGGCATTGCTGGATCATTACGTACTTGTTCAATCATCTTAGCAGTCGGAATCGCACGACTGCTAGAGGCATTGCGAGAGAGACTTTTATCACTCATAAGTGATTCATCCTGCGTAAGAATGACTTCGTACTCGTCGCTAGACTGCGACAGAATTCTATGAGTCTTTGCCTCTGCGTGGATGAATCTATGATACTTCAACTGCATTGTGGTCAGTCGAACTCCATTAGGGTTTAAGCTATCTGCGATGATTTTTGCTTCGATTGTCATACAATCTCCTTAATAAGTGATGGATTTTGCGCTACTGCCAAGGCTTTCAAGACAAATGCTTCAGTCATGTTAGACTGTGCTTGTGTTGGTTCGATGTATTCGGTTAGTGTGATATTCATCCCAAGGTTCATAGCTAGCATAGATTCTTTGTTTACAATAATATATCCAGCAGAGGTGTGGTATATCCCTGACTCTGGATAAGTCTGTGCGGCATACTCCATACCTAGTTGTGGTGCGAAGTTTTCGTTAAATTTAAGATATTTCATTGTGGTTCTCCGTGTACTGGACAATCACCGCTTATATATTGCCGGTATGGGTATGCGTCAGAGTTGTCAAGTTTGGCACACAAGCACTTTGGCACTTCCCAAAACCGGTGATAATTTCTGTCTTGCGGAAATCCCCAACACTTTTGAAGGTAATAGTTTATATCAGTCCATTCAGCGAACAAAGCCTTCAGCTTCTTAGGATCGTCTGTGTTACTCATAAACTGTTCAGTCTGTATTCGGTCTTGGTGCAGACGTTTAAGTTTTTCCAAACCTTCGTCGGTTATACCTTGTTGTTGTACAAGGTTTGGATTCAAGCGTATTACAGGTTCTCCATTGAAGTAGACGACATATTTGTCATCCAAGGGTAGTTCAATGGTTGCTTTATCTAGTTTGTGTTTCATTTACAAACTCCTAACTGTATTTTGCGCTTACAAACCTAGGACTGTAATTGGTTGTCTGTTGTATAGTATGTTACGTTTGCGTTGGAGCCTGTGTAATGTTCGTCAATATAGTATTTTGTATTATCCAAAATAAACAATGCCAACGCAATAGCATCAGACTCCATCATGCGGAACTTGAACTTCCCACCATCATTGTGAAATGTTAGGTTGGCTGAGGTCATTCCGAAGTCTTCGGTTGTTTTGAATTTTACAAACCATTCGGAGTCTTGTAGGTGTATTTCTGATTTCATTTCAGGGTTCCTTTTTGATTTATTGCTTTGAGTATTTTAACAGACTTGCTGTTATTGTTGAGAAGATTTAATTTTACTATTGTATTTGAATTTTTACCCTGAGTAAATGAGATTATCTCATCAGAAGTTAAAGTATCTGAAATTTGCACACTGTCGGGTATTGTAACATTTAGCCTAAAGTGTCTCTTGCGCTGTAAAGACGAGTCTAAATTAGGGTCGTCATAACTTAAAACAGACCAGTCTACTACTTCTGATGGTTTTATACCTAAAAGATCGGCAATTAAGCATTCTACGGACTCTGACATTTTATGGTTCCTTGAGCTGAAGTGTATATTATACTTGTGGTTCTGTGAGTGTGTCAACTTGTTTGTGTCGTCCTTTGCCTGAGCCGACTTGTTTAAGCCAGTCTTGATATTGATCGTAGAGTTCTATTGGTAGCGCTGTATAACCTGCACAGCCTTCTTTGGTTTCTATTGGTAGTAAGAAAGGTAGTTGTGCTGAAATTGTTGAATTATCACAAAATTGTGAGATTTTTACACCTTTTGGGCGGTTTTTGAGGGATTTTAGCATTATTGTTGCGTTGAAGTGGGTTGGCGGGATCATTTAGGCTCCCAATACTTACCTTGTTTGCCGCAAATGTCTGGGAATCCGAATAGTGTAAAGCTGCGTTCTGCTGAACAATATTCAGGTTTGCTATAGGTTTCTGCACCATAGATTACGTTATATCCTGTAACCCTAACTTTTCTAGTACAGTAGATTAGATCGGTGAAGTGTTTACAACTTGTACATGTTGGTGGGCGGTTCATTTGATTTCTCCTTGACTGTGTTACACATTCTACAGGGTAGATTGGTGGGTGTCAAGGTGTTTTGAAAGTAATGTGGTGGGTGATTGGATATAAGGGTAGTTAAGGAATATTTTACGTGTGGTGAATATTTAGGGATACCCACGATTGTGACGCTGTACTTTGGGTGCCGGGGCCATGTAAACGGTATCGGGCAATGCACAACAGATCAACGATAACTCCAGACAATAAAAACCCGGCGCAAAGGCCGGGTGCAGTGTGAGAGGTGCTAGATCAATCTACGCGGTATTCCGGCCAGCGCCCCGAAAATTTTCCGTCACCCATGAAAGCCATCTCAAGCGCTCGCCGTGCTGCCCGACGATCTGGGCGAGCCGGTAACTTATAAACCCATATGCGGTTGTCATAAGTTACCGTCACAGTCCCGCGCTGCCTGGGCTTGTAATACTCCGCGTCACCCGCGCGGATTGTCTTAACATACCGTGTCGCTGCATCATAGTGCATAATATTCTCCAATAAATCAGTAAGTTAAGTAAACCCGAAAGTATCTTTAATGCTCTTGTACTTTTCGGCGTAATAGCAAAACGATCAACGCGGTCAAGGTAAGCATGAGATTAGTTCCTAACAATCAATAACTTACCTTTTGCGCCAGCAGCTTTTGCGATTGCAAGCAAGGCCGCCTCAATGGCCGAGTCTCCAACACCGCCGATATGACAGCGGGTTTTATCAGATTTACGTTTCTGTGCTGCCATCTCTTGATCTGTGAGCACTCGCTTCTCATTACCATCCCAACGACGCGGTTCATAGGGGCTTCCGTACAATTCAATGCCTGCCTTATCTATGGCTTCGGCAAGCGCGGCGCTTGGCTTATGATAACCATATCCCCCAGCGCTTCCGGAACCCGCGCAGTATATGTCGTCGCCATGAACCCAAATACTACCATAAACCACTGATGCGCTGCTAGATCGACCCATGTAGCATCTAGCCGTTACAATATCCCTCAACTCACCTTTGATCTTCCCGACCACATTCCACGTCCCGACGACTTCTTTATCTCCAGCATAGTTTTTACCGTTTTGGTTTTGTGTTTTAATGATAGCTTTCATGACATTTCCCCTAATATACGGTTGATGTAAGATATTTTCCAGACGGCCCAACCATTTCGACAAATCCGCACAATTCGCCGCGAGAATTATACCAATTCTGATACAATGGCAGTTCCTGCCAATTTACGGGATAGTTGAATAGTGCGATATGTTTTGCGTTACGCACTAGTTCTTTCTGATGTATCCCAAGCATAATATTTCCTTATGTTTCAAAAGGTTAGCGGTCGTCAAAAACGCTAGAAAATTCCAGCGCAATGCCATAATCGTCATCGACAATTTCGAAAGCCTCGGGCTGGTCTTCCAGTTCCTCGGCGATTTCGCGGATTGTCTGGCAAAGTTGATTAAATTCTGGTTGTGTCATGGTTTTAAACCTCCTCACTGTACAAAATATTGATTTTTGAGGACGATCCCGAAGCGCCCAGAAGAGTGCATCTCTAGCAGATCGTCAAGCGTGGCTTGTTCCACCAGCGCTCTGTGCTTGAGCGGGACAATAAATTTACCGCAAAAAGCCCCCTGCACGTGTGCGCCGTAAAACTCCGAAAATCCGTCAAATGTTAAAATAACAGATTTTTTTGTGATTTTCATAAACATTTTAAACCCCTTTCAACGCCAGCAAGTTGATGGCCTGTTGCAAGCTCAGTCCCCGATTTTTCAGGTAAAGCGCGGCCATTCTGGTTCCACACTGGCGTTGAATGCGCTTGTGCTTTGGCATGTAACCGACTGTCATCATGTAAAATTCTTTTGTTTCCATGTTATTATCCTTTAATTTTACGATTAAGTTTGGCCAACGCTCTGAGGGCGCTAGCCTCTGTATAGTAGGTACTCACTGTATAGTAGTACCCCGCACCATCCCCGTAAGGGGGTTTGCAAAACCTTTCCACCAGCCAAGCGCCGGTGTCAGAGGTCCCATAATACCAGAGCAAATTGATCGGGTATTATGGGAGGACTCCCCACCTCCATGTGGAGTCCTCGGCGACAAGACTCAGGTTCTCTAGTGCTAACATTTTGATCTCCTTTGTGGTTTGTGCTGCTGATGTAGTGACTATACGCCTATTTTACATTCTTTCAAACTAAAATTTTTTATACCCTCATAAATAAACCTTATGACTTCCGGCCAAGCTCAAGATAGTTGAAGGCGCGCGGATAGCATGGATTATTTCAGATTGTCAAGGAAATTTTGCACCTTAGCAAATACCATGCCAGCGATTTATGCCATCCTAAGCAATTCCCGTGCCTGCTTAAATTTTAAGCTATGTAAAATACTGTTTTATAAGGCAAAGTTCATAGGCGGGTTTCTAGCGCGTGGTATAGGTTAGGATACCTAAAAGGCGCGGCAATGCCTAGAATAGGCCTTAAAACTCGACGGAACGGCTTTTGCTGGTTGTCAATAGGTTTAGGATTTATTTTAGATGGCGGTCCAGGGCGGTCAGGGCGGTCAGGGCGGTCAGGGCGGTCAGGGCGGTCAGGGCGGTCAGGGCGGTCAGGGCGGTCAGGGCGGTCAGGGCGGTCAGGGCGGTCAGGGCGGTCAGGGCGGTCAGGGCGGTCAGGGCGGTC